AGGCGTATGTTGTGAACTTCCTCGCCGAGAAGGGCATTCAATTTGATGTGGAAACAATCGACAAGCTGATCGAGGCCGCCGTGCTGCAGCTGCACCACGAGTTGTACGGGAGTGAGCGGGCATGAGCATCAAAATCGGACAGGCCAGCCTTGGAGAGACAGGCGGCCACGGGCAGCAGCCCGGAAACCAGACGGGCCGGGAGCTGAATTTCTCCACGTGGTATCCAGCCGTGTGGCTGGGAGTGCTGCGGTTCAAGGATCCGGCAAAGGCGGAGCTGGCCGCGAAAGCCTGCGAGGCCGGCGTGAAGAACAAGAATATCGGCTATGATATGGACGATCGCAACACCGCGTATGCGGAAGCAAAGGCCGTGGGCTGGGATCTCGGTAAAATCTCAAAGCCTGTGGAGACGGACTGCTCAGCATTTATGATGATGTGCGCCATCTCGGCAGGCGTGCACAAGCTGGAGGATCTTTTCCGGCGGCAGGGCAACAGCTGCACCACCTACTGCATGCGGCACGACTGGCCGCAGACGGGAGAATTCGAACTGCTGACTGCGGCAAGGTATCTCAAGAAGGACGAGTATCTGCTGCGCGGCGACGTGCTGGTATCCAGCGGGCACACGGTCATGGCGCTGGAGGATGGGAAACACGGAGAGGAGGAACGTGAAGTGGTAGAAAAAAGCAAGATCATTGTGGACGGCAAGGAAGTCACCGTCGAACGCATCCTGAAGAACGGCACGAACTACGTCAAGGTTCGCGATATCGCCGACGCGCTGGATCTCGAAGTGAGCAACAAGGGCAATATCGCTGTGCTGAATCACAAGGATAAGTAAGGAGGCGGGGCGTATGTCGCCGCAGGCGCGGGCCAAGCTGCCGCCAGAGCTGGGCCGTCTGACCCGCAAGGATATGGAGGCCGTAATCTATCAGGCCAATCTTGGCCGGGAAAATGAGAAGATTGCGCAGCTCTATTTTGTGGATAAGCTTCCCCAGGTAGACGTTGCAACAGAGCTGTTTCTGGGCCGCGCCACGGTCCAGCGCCGACTGCCGGAGATCATGCGGGAGATGCAGCGGACATCCAGCAAACTGTATAACTGAGATAAGCGCCGAGAAATCGGCGCTTATTTTTAAAAATTTTTTCATTTTCCTCTTGACTTTTACGCCCAATGGGCGTATAATAAGACCATAAGATAAAGCAAGGCGATAAGCCGGGAGGGAACAAAAATGAAACAGTACAAATACTTCTACAAAGTCACCGACGAGAACGGCCAGATCATTTTCAACCATCGTTCCGATTATGCGTACCGTCTTCTGAAGCTTGCCGGCAAGGAGAGCTGCGACAGCGACGGCAATATGCTTGCCGCATGGTACTTCGGCAAGGTTGAGCACAACATCCCCGAAGACGTGCAGGAGCGCGTGCAGGTTTACGGCGATAGAATCTGAGGTATCGAAGATGACCGGCTATCAGCAAGCGATCCTCATGCTGCTCGGCGTTGATACCTGCGGCAAGTTCCTTGTGCGCTGTGTTGATCGGTGGTACATCGACGCGGTTGCCGAGCTTTTCCCAACCGCGCCATACCTCCAGCACCGCGCAGACGGGAAGAGAGACTTTTGGGTTGTGAAATCCGCGAAGGTGCATCTTCTCCCGTCCCTCGCCGACGTGACGGATTGGCAGGGATTTTGCCGCGGTGTGGTGGAGCTGCAAGCTTGCCTTGATCTCTGGCCGCACAAGGTACGTGGCAAGCCCACCAGGACGCCACGGCTGCGGGTTTACGGGCAGCCTGAGCTTTTAACGCAAATATCCTCGCATTTTCCGGCAGGGCCGAAAAAACTGCAATTTCGGCGCACGCAGACCGGTGAAACGTGCGTCCTGTACTATCAAAGCCCGGCAGAAGTTGCTGATATTCTCGATTCGCTGCACGGCGAACCTTGCAACCGCGAACTCTGGGCGCGTTGGGACGCGCTCATGCAGCAAAATTCATCAGTATAGGAGGATCGAAAAATGAAACTCACACCCTTTATCCGCTCCGCCCTCTACGCCGAAACCGGCGCATACACCGACCGCGACGCCTATATCTCCGATCTGGCGCTGTCCAGCATCTGGGGCGATTCCGAAGACGCCGAGGTTCCGGCGGAGCGGCTGGCGCTGCTCGGCGGGATCTGGGACGGCACGCACTGCACGATCCCGGAGCTAATCGAGAAATACGGACTGACGCAGGCCGGCTTTGCGCAGTATTTCAACGTTCCGCTGCGTACCGTGCAGCACTGGTGCCTCGGCGACCGCGCCTGCCCGCCGTATGTGATCGCGATGGCGGCGGAGATTCTGGCTGTAAACGAACGATAACAAAAACTAAGCCCGTGGAATAACCGCGGGCTTAAATTTTGAACCAAATTGATACACAACTGAGGCACAAGAAGCAGCAAAAAGGCCCATACTGAACACATCAAAGGAGTGTTCGGTATGGGCTTTTCTTATTTTAATCCAAACCCCGCCGGGCTGAAAGTCGGGGACTGCACTGTCCGAGCAATTGCAAAGGGGACCGGGAAGAGCTGGGATGAGGTGTATATCGGCCTGTGCCTGCAAGGGCTGATCATGGGCGATCTGCCAAGCGCAAACAGCGTATGGAGCGCTTACCTCCGGCAGCAGGGCTTTACCCGGAACGTAATCCCGAACACGTGCCCGGACTGCTATACCGTCGCGGACTTTTGCGCAGATCATCCGCGCGGCGTGTATGTTCTTGCTCTGTCCAGTCATGTGGTCTGTGCGGAGAACGGAAGCTATTTCGACACATGGGACAGCGGCAATGAGATCCCGCTGTTCTATTGGGCAAAGGAGGATAAATGATGTTTGGACAACAGCCGTATGTGTATCAGCAGCCGATTTATAATCAGCCAATCGGCCAACCAATTAGTCAGCCAATGCAGGAGCCAATGATGCGTCCGCAGTATCAGCCCGCGCCGCAGATGCCGGCTTACCAACCGCAGCCCCAGCAGCCGCAGAACCAGTCGATCATCTGGATTCCGAACGAGCAGGCGGCGAACGACTTTATCGTCGCGCCAAACAACGCGGTAACGCTTTGGGATATGAACGCGCCAATCGTGTATGTAAAAAAGGCAGACGCAAGCGGAAAGCCGACCATGACGACCTACGACCTTGTAGAGCGCGCACAGGCCGCACCAGCGCCCGCAGCGCCGCGAAGGGACATGAGCGAGGAATATGTGACCCGCCGCGAGTTTGAAGAGCTGGTAGCCAAGCTGACGGCCCCCAGCGCCAGACCGGCGAGAAAGACAAAGGAGGCTGAAAGCGATGGCTAATCCCCTGTTTCAGGCCCTCGGTGGCGGGCAGATGCCCGGCCAGATGGGGCAGTTTCAAAATATGGTGCAGCAATTCCGGCAGTTCCAACAGACATTTCAGGGCGACCCGAAAGCGGAGGTTGAGAAGCTGGTACAAAGCGGGAAAATCACGCAGCAGCAGTTGAACCAGCTGCAGCAGGTGGCGGGGCAATTCCGGCAACTGCTGCAATAGTTCGGGAATTCCGAACAGTTGAACGATCAAAATCGTGGCCACGATTGAGATAAATCTTTTGAATCTACGAAAGGAATGAAAAATATGAGTTTGAATGACGGCTCCCCGACCATGACAATGCCCGTCGCGCCTACCGGCATGACAGGCGGCGGCTGGGGCGGCTTCGGCGGTGACAATGGCTGGTGGATCATCATCCTGTTCCTTGCCATTTTCTGCGGCTGGGGCGGCAATGGAAACGGATTCGGAAACAACGGCAGGAATTCCGGCGGCGTTGTAGACGGCTATGTGCTGGCCTCTGACTTCTCCAACATCGAGCGCAAGCTTGACAACGTAAACAACGGTATCTGTGATGGCTTCTACGCCATGAATACGGGCATGCTCAACGGCTTTGCAGGTGTGACACAGGCTGTGACTTCCGGCTTCTCGAACGCTGAACTTTCCCGCTGCAATCAGCAGGCTGCGCTTATGCAGCAGCTGAACAACATGGCGATGCAGGCACAGGAGTGCTGCTGCGAAAACCGCGCTGCAATCGCCCAGGTGCGCTATGACATGGCGACGCAGGCGTGCGACACCCGCAACACCGTGCAGAACACCACCCGCGACATCATCGACGCAATGAACTGCGGCTTCCGCAGCATCGACCAGCGTCTGACGGCGCAGGAGCTGGCCGCGAAGGACGCCAAGATCGCGGAGCAGAACCAGCGCATCTTTATCTCGGATCTCGCGGCAAGCCAGAACGCGCAGACGCTTGACCTGCGCAATTACGTGAGCGCACAGCTGGCGTATTACAACCCGCGCCCGGTTCCGTCCTTTGCGGTTCCGGCCCCGTACCAGTACGCAGGCTGCAACGGCTACAACAGCGGGTACAACTACGGCTGCGGCAATTGCGCGTAACAAATCCACATCGTAGAGCTTTTTCGTGGCCTCACGAAAATGATCGGCCCCATTGCCGATACTCGATAGCAACGCGGCGGGGCAATCGTCCCGCCGCTGTATTTTTATGAAAGGAATGATTTTATGGCTGAATTTACATCATCCGGGATTCAAACTGTCGCCGCTGGGCAGAACGTCCCTCTGATCTCCACGGCAGCTTGCGGAAAGCCGTGCATCGTACATCGCGAAGGAAGCGGGCTCGTTACGCTGCGCGGGCTTACGCAGCAATGCAAGGCGAAGTTCCGCGTATCCTTTGGCGCGAATATCGCTATCCCTACAGGCGGAACAGTAGGCGCCATTACCGCTGCGCTCGCAATCAACGGCGAACCTCTGAGCAGCGCCACAGCGACCGTAACCCCTGCGGCTGTTGAGAACTATTTCAACATCTTCGTTTCCACATTCGTGGAAGTCCCGCGCGGCTGCTGCCTGACTGTAGCGGCGAAGAACACCAGCGCGCAGGCGATCAGTTTTGCAAATAGCAATATGATCGTCGAGCGCGTATCGTGAAAGGAGGATGCAATATGTACGATCTGAGAAATCTCCGCGAAATGCTCTGCAAAGAGCTTGACGAAATCTCCGACAAGCGCGAAATGTCTGCAGGCGATCTGGACGCGATCCAGAAACTTACCAGCTCCATCAAGAATACCTACAAGATCGAGATGGCTGAAGACGGCGGCTATTCCCGCGATGGCGAGTGGGAGGCGGATATGCGCGGTACTTACGGCCGGGGCAGCTCTTACCGTGGCCGCCGCCGTGACGCAATGGGCCGCTATACCCGCGCTGATGCCCGCGAGCATATGCGCGCGCAGCTGGACGATATGATGCGCGACGCGGACGACGATAAAACCCGTGACGCGATCCGCCGCTGCATGGAGCAGATCGAGCGGGCATAAGGAGGCGCGATATGCTGGATAAAGCCGAGATCCGCAAGGAGATAGCGCGGCTGGAATATGAGGAATCCAGCTATCACAATTACGCCATGCTGGCGGATCTGTACGTGATCCGCCAGCAGATGCAGAAGGATGAGCAGGGGAGCCGGGGCACACGCCTGCACGCCTATTCCGGCGACTCTGCCCCCATAGTGCAGACGGAAGCCCCGCAGGCATCGGCCCCGCAGACAGTAGGCAGCTATGGCGACAGCGACTTTTTACGAGCCATAGAGGGAAAGAAACCGTCCACCGTTTGGCCGATCATGGACGAGCTGATGGACACGCTTGCGGTCGTCAACGCGAGAGTGTACAATTCTGTTATGCAAAAAATAAAAAGGGGAGAGAGCCGCTAATCCGCCGAGGGCAAACAAAACAAAAACGAGGAGACCGCGGCCTCCTCGTTTGCAATTCAAGGGTTGTTGCACGAAATAGAATCCTTGTTTTCGCGCCGGATAATGCGGACGATCGCGATGCCGCCAAAGATCACTGCCGCTGCAATCAGGGCGATAAAGGCCCACGCGAGCGCGGACAGCGAGCCGCCCTGAATGAGTCCGGCGTTTTTGATCTGTGCGTCGATGACAAGGTAAGCGATCAGAGACATAGCCAGCAGGGCCGAGATAAACAGAAGAATGTAGGCGATTGAGTGAACAGAGCATATCTGTGCCCGCAGAGCTTCGTTTGAGGCACGCAGCCTCGCGTTCTCGATCTCCAAATCGCGATTACGGTCTAAAAGTTTCCGCGGGATCTCCGCCGCGGGGGCGGGTGCACGCAGACCGTACATCTCATCTATGGAAAGGCCAAAGAAACGGCAGAGAGCAATGCAATCGTTCAGTTTCAATTCGACTTTGCCGCTTGAAAGCAGCTTTATCACAGCCGTTTTTGAAACGCCAGCATTTTCGACGACCTGATCGATGGTCAACCCGGACTTTTTCTTTTCTTCCCGTATTCGTTCGCGGAAAGCCTCGGAAAACAAAGCGGAATCTTCAATTGTCAAAATAATGCGCCTCCAACAATCATTTTTTCGTCAGCAGAGAAGTTTTTTTAAAATAGAGCCCGTTTTCCACGGTTTTTTCAAAAATGAAAATATATTTTCATGGGAATTCTCGAAAATGAAAAACAGTTTTAGCGAAAATTTCCAAAATAGACATACACTTTTCTATTTTGCGTATGGACATTTAACGCCCTGTTCTGCTACGCTGGAGACGTAGCAGATAGATGGCTAACGCGGTATCTGCTGCAAGGCCCCATCGTATGTGTAAGATACGATGGGGCCGATCAAACGAAATATTATATCAGAATATCAGTCCCATAAACGGTACACCAACGGCCTTCTGAGCGACGAAAATAACACAAACAGTTTGTTTATAATGCCAAGTTGATTTTTAGAACAATCGTTCTATAATTATTGACAAGGAGGAAAAACATGGAGTGCATCAACATCCGGGTAAACAATGGGCGGGTAGACGTGACGGTCGACGGCGCGAAGCTGACGGACGTGCACAGCGTCAGCGTGGATTACATCAAGGGCGTGCCGCTGCTCTTCGCCTGCGTCGCCGACGTAGGCGAGGAACGGGACGAACGCCGGGGGCCGCGTGTGCTGAATTAAGAAAGGATGGAATATCTATGTGGTTAAAAATTGCTGAAATTGCGTTGCTTGCTGCACTTGCCGCAGATCTCTTATTGCTTCTGATACTGTGCGCAAAGGAGAAAGCGGCGGAAAAAGAAATAAAAGAAATGCTTGGGGAAGAGGGATTCCAACAGTATATCTTGGAGATCGAGCAGGAAAAGAAAATTAAAAGAAAGAAAAAACGCCCGTAAGATACTAGGAAACGGCGATCAATGGAATCTATTACATATCATAGTACAACCTACAGGAAATAACAATTGGAATAATCAACGAAAAACAGCAAGATATTTTGTGAGGAATCGAGGCGCGTATGGAAAAGACACGGAAAAGAATCGACTTATTACTAAACGAAGCAACACTGGAACAGCTCTGCGTGATCCTGCAAATTATTCTGGGAATCTTAAAATAAGCGCCGAAGCGAACAACTCGCTTCGGCGCTTGTTGGTATCTACAATTACGTGGGCCACATTCATGCGGCCCACATAATTGTAGACCTGAAAAGGGAAGGCGGCAAATCAATCAGTGAGGGGGTAAAGGGTTAGGCACATATCGCTGCCTGCTTTGGAATAGGATTTTGAACGCTTATGGTAAAGAACTTTCTGCAGGACAGTTTTGAGCAGATCGTTTTTATCCTGCGGAGTCGCTGCAAGGGGGTACGCTTCGAGCACATGGCGAACAGCGGGGGCGAGACGGGCGCGTGCTTGCTTGGCACGCGTGATTTCGTCCTGCGCGCGCTGGTTCTCTTCGATGCGGGAAACAATCACTTGTTTATCTGCGGCCAGCGCCTGAGATCGCTGAAGAAAGACTTCTGGGGTGTAAACGCCGGTCTCGACGAGCTCGTATGCGCGGGCTTCCTGCGCCTCCAGCTTGCTAAGCTGCTTCTGGTCAGCGTTGATGGAAGCGGAGAGCGCGTCTAGCAGTGAATGGTCGTCGTTGGTGTCAGCCTCGCCGACCTCAAGCTCACGCAGCCAATCACGCAGAGCGTCAAGCAAAGCCTCTTCAACCTCGCTATACCATGAACTGACAGTGGGGCAGCCCTGCGTTGGGCACATGAATGACGGACGCCGATCACCAGAAGACGCTCTGCGAACCATGACGCGCCCGCACTGGTCGCAGCGAACAAGCCCGGCAAGGCTGGTAACGGTCTTCCATGCGCCCTTGCCGCGCGGAGCAACAACTGAATAACTCAGCGAAACAGCCTTATCGTACTGCGCCTGTGAGATCAGAGCATCGTGCAAGCCTTTATAGAGTTTCAAATCCTCCTGCCGGGTGCGCGGGCGGCTGACGACAACAGAGCCGTCAACGATACGCTTCGTCTCCGGCCTGCCGCCGGATTTGATCCATCCGGCATTTGCCGGGTTACGAAGCAATTCCAGAATAGCGGAGGTTGTCCATGAGTTGCCGGAATTCGTCTTGACGCCGAGAGCATTCAGCCGCGAAGCAATGGCGTAAGAACCGATGCGCGTGCAGCCCTCGCCGGTATACCAATCATAAATCTGCCGGAGGATCGGGGCCTGTTCCGGGTGCGGGATGAGTTTATAGCCCTTGTCGTTTGGCAGCTTCTCCCGAAGCCAGCCAAATGGCGTTTTCCCGGAGATCCATTTACCCTCGCGCAAAGAAGCCTCTTTCCCGCGCGACAGGCGGCGTTTGATGGTGTTGTATTCCCGCCGGGACATGAACAAACCGAACTCGAAGTATTCCTCGTCCATTTCGTTGTTTGGATCATAGACTTTGTTCGGGGTAACAATCTTTGTATTGGAATACTTGAAAGTCTGCGCAATAATGCCCTGGTCGATGGTGTCACCGCGCGCCAGACGCTCGACCTCCATAACGAGGACACCCGCATAGCTGCCGGTCTCGACGAGCTGCAGGACCTTCTGCACCTCCGGCCGGACGGCAATGGAGTCGCCGGTCACGACTTCCTCGCAGATCTCCACGACATTCAGCCCGCGGCTTTCGGACAGCGACAAAAGCGCGGCCCGGTGCCGTTTGAGCGTGTCGGTCTGGCCGAGGGCTTCGGCCTCCATATCCTTGCGGGATTTGCGCAGATAGACAATATACTGCGCGAGCGGATCTGAAATCCGCCATGTTGATGTAAATTTCATACCAAGATTCTCACCCTTGCATAAAAGGTTATACATATACCGCTCCGGCTTATCAGGCCGGGGCGGTGTTTATTTGTTGGGTCACTTGGACAGGAAAGGGTTTCCACAGGAGCGCAGGCCGTCGATGTGCTCAAACAGATCGTCTTTTACAGACTGTTCGAGCGGGTCGAGAACGACATCAACACCTTCACGCCGGGCGAGCTTGGAGGCCGGGACAAAATCACTGTCACCGGCGATCAGGACGATCTGGTCAACCTGATGTTTAAAGGAAAGGGATGCCATATCGATGCCGATTTTCATATCCACGCCTTTTTGACGGATGGAAAGCTCGAAGTCCTGCGGCGTGAATTCGTTGGGCGAAATAGTACCGGTGCAAAGTTTTTTGACGGTATCATAGCGGAGTGAATATACGGTGTTGCTGTCGTCCAGTTTGCCGAGGCGAAGCGCAAATTTCCGCTTTGTTTTCAGACGGGCAAGGAATTCGCACATCCAGGCATATTCCGGGGTTGCAGCGAGATTTATGGTATGCTTGTAAAGCGGATGATAAACCTGCTTGTTTACCGGAGGGCAGTCATAGTAAAAGATGCGGTATAGGTCGTGACGGATATTGTGCTCACGAAGATGCCGCTTGCAGTATGTAGCCAAAGCGTCAGCAGTGACTTCAGGCGAGTGCTCGCCCCAAAGGAATTTAGAGCGCTTGCGGAAGAATCCGCCGTCAACGAGAATCGCAGTTTTAGACATGATGTCCCTCCATTAACGATCAAAAGCCCTTGGATCTGGCGCTCCCCTGATCGTGGGGGGTCAATTCCAAAGGCTTGATTCGCAGCTTTCGCTGTGTCTATAGTATATGCCGCAGCGGACAAAATGTAAACCCGGAATGTTGCACGAAAAAATGCACAAAAATTTGAGAAATCTACAGAATTTACAACACTTCCGGAGCGGATGCGCTACTCCGACAGCGTTTGCGCGAACAAAAGAACACGTTTTTCAGCACCAAAAGCCGACAAAAAGCACCGAGGCGGTTATCCGTCCTCGGTGCTTTTTGCTGAATCGCTCTTTTGCAGCTCGTCGATAAACCGCTCAATCTTGCCCCAGTCCTCCGGCGGAAGGGCCATGAGCAGTGTTATGAACCGCTTGCGGAAGGAATCGTCCGCGTCAGACATGATGTTCGCGACCAGCAGGCCAAGCTCCTCATTCGCGCTGCGCTTGACGTACATATCCCCTTCGCCGTGCTGGAGCCATGCAAGAGAAACGCCGAATATCCGAGCAATGTCGGCAATGGTGCGGTCGCTGGGGGTCTTAGCACCGGAGCAAACGAAGGAAATAAAGGACGGAGAGACGTGAAGTTGCTCTGCAAAACTCGTTTTTGTGATGCCCAGATCTTTGATAAGGAAAGCAATCCGGTCATTTATGGTTTCCATGTGTATCACCCCTTTCGCAAATGAGAATATCACAGCAGAAAGAAAATGTCAAGAAAAATGTGACTGAGTTAATCTTATGCTTGACAAGAAGGAAACGATGTGCTAAGCTATAACCAAGTCAAAAATAAATATGATTTAGTCAATTCAACAAATCGAATGGGCTTGAAAGGGGGTGAGGGGAATATGCTGAAAGAAAAAGCGGTCTCGATAAGTGTCGAGGTGAGCGGGCTTCCGGAGGCGCTGGCGCTTGCGGAGCATCTGGAAGAAAAAATGAAGTCGGTCAAAACGCTGGCGGGCGAATTGGCCGACTTGGCTGAGAAACTATCCGTGAACATCAAGGAATCCGGTATGAAGATCAGTCGAGATGATTGTCTTCGCGCCATTTGTGATACAAACCGAGAAGTTCAATCGAGATAGTATAGGCCACTGCGGCGACCTGCGTTCCGAGGACAGCTGGGCTTTGCGCGTCCATATGCGCCGCTATTTCCTGCATTTTAGCGGCTGCATCGTCGGAAATTTGATAGATCGTGTCCAAAGAAATTGAACCGATGAAATTATTGAAGGAATGATTTGACATTTTATGCACCTCCTTTCTCCGGCATTATATCACAGCCGGCGAGCGGGAGGGAAGAAAAATTAAAGCGAGGTGAGCAAAATGCCGGAAGAACAGAAGCGGCAGGCGGAGAAGATCTCTGCTGAAATGAACAAGCTGACGCCGGAGGCGCGCGAAAAGGTGCTGATCTTCGTGCAGGGCATGACGGCCATGCTGGACACGCCGAAGAAGCCGAAGATGGAGGCTGTCTGATGGTACTCAACGACGACCTGCGGCAGAAACTCGAAGAGCAGTTGGAACTGCTGGCCGAGCGAAGCCGGAAGCAGGAAACCACAAACGAGGATCTCGCAAAGCTGACGGAGCAGATGGTCTGCATCGTGAGTTTGCTGGAATCGGAACCTTGATTCTGCGTAATATTCCCAATTCAGGAAAAGCTAAAGCCGGAAGGAGGCTGAAATCATGCCGAAGCACTATGATCCCATTGCGGAGGAAGAACCGCATATCGTGGCGGAATACCACTTGAAAAACTGCACGGCCCTGATTGCGGACAACTATCTGCGCCGCCTGACGCCGGAACAGAAGGAAGCGAACCGGCAGGCGGCCCGCCGTGTTGCATGGCGGATCCTTGAGAATGCCGCCGCCGAAGGCCGCCTGCCGGCCGCCAGTAACTAAACGCGCCGGATGGCGCGTACATAAAAAGGAGGACTTACCATGAATTACATCAATAACCCGTTAAACATGTGCTGCTGCGGTTTCACCGAAATGGATAATATCCGCGTGGAGCGCAGAACCGTGCTTGTCGACGCGGTGAGCAACAAGGTCTGTGAGCTCGGAGACGTAACGCTTGGCCACACCTACGACTGCGAAGAGCGCTGGGCGCTGGTCAAGAGCTACACGGTCATTGCGTATTACCCCACGAAGAACGCCGCGCGGACTGCGTACAACAGCCTTGTGTCCGAGCTTGCGATCAAAGATCGCGTGCTTTCGGTTTCGGAGGCGAGGACATGAAGATCAAGGAGCTTTTGAGCCTTTTCCGCCTGACGTGCGACGTGCGGGAGGCGGGAGGCTGACCCATGGGGAAGGAAAAGACCTACACCCTCACATTGAGCGGGCAGGAGCTGCATGATCTGATCGAGGCGGCGATGGTGTGTGAGTGCCAGGCGGCGCAGATCATTAACGGACTCAAGCGCAAGGGGCTGGACATGGACGCGCAGAAGCTCGTGATACAAAACGCCCGTCTGGCGCGGCTCGTCAGGCGGATGCAGGAGGTAAAGAAACCATGTACAGATTGATCTTAAGCGCGACTGAGCTGGAGGTGATCGAGTGCGCACTCCGCTGCACGGCATACGAAGATCACCGGAGGGCGGAAAGGCTCGAAGCGCGGTTCGGAGGCTGGGGCGATGCAGAAATGCGCAACCTAATTGAAACCTACAGGCAGGACGCTGAAGATGAGAGACGCCTCGCAGATACGATCTTCGAGCGGGCGGAAATGCTGGACACGAAGGAGGAAACCAATGGATAACGGGAAGGTACACGTCGAGATCGGCATGGACGGCAAAAAACGGTATCTGCGCTATCCGGCAGCGCGCTGGAACTGAGCGCTGCTGCCGCGCGAATCCTGAACATATTTTATGCCGCGTTCTGCCAGCGGGGAATAGGCGAGGAATTCAAGGAAACCATGCGCTACTGCGTGAACCGGGAGGACAGCCCGGTATGGAGGAAGGAGTTGGCAGAATGAGAACCAATCTTGCAGAGCGGCGGATCGGCTATGAGCCGCCGGAAGTTCCTGAAGGGGAAAGCCTGGAGGAGCGCCGGGAGAGAATCCGGGCGATCTACCAGTGGCGCAAGGCCATGCGGCGTCTGGCGCGGCTGGGGTGCATTTGGCTGTCGGGCGTGGGCTTCGCGCTGTGCATCATCGCGGGATGCGCCCACGCGACGGAGATCGCCGCCGTCCTCGGTGGCGTGTCGCTGATGACGTTTTTTACAGGGATATGCCTGTGAAGGAGCGGAAGATCACGGTCGACTTCCGCCCTGATCAGCTGGCGGACGTGATCGAGGCGGTGAACGCCTACGCGGACGATCTCAAGAATGATCGGGCGCTCCTGTACGAAATGCCGAAAATCGACCACGAGACGACGGACGCGCTGCTGGCGCAGGAGACGCGGCTGCAAAAGCTGGCGTACTGGCTGATGAAAGTACAGGAGGAAACCTTATAACAAAAACAGGAGGCAAACCATGAGGCAAAACAGCATTGGATACCCAGGCGAGCGGGCCGCGAAGCGCGCGGACATCGTCGAGCAGCCGGGCTACGCCGGGAAGCACTATTTCGTGGTGAATTATTCCGGCCGCCAGCTGACGGTACACGCGGCGGATGAAACGGCGGCCCTGTTCTGGGCGGCCAAGCGCTGGGGCTACAGCTTCAAGCGGCCGGAATACCACCAGTCGGCAAGTGTAGCCAAGCTTGGATACCAGCCGGACAGGATGTTCGGATAAAAAATGCCCTCGTCCGGTTGCAGCCGGTCGAGGGCGGAGAAGCCTGCGCTTCTCTGTGAAAATCAAGTACAAGGAGAGTATACCATGAGAAATCCATATTTGCAAGAGGCAACGGAGATCATCCGCAAGCAGCAGGGGCCGCGCGGCCCGGTGTGGATGTGCGGCGAGCAGCTGCTGGAGATGATCGCGCCGGATGAGGCGGCGGCAAAGCTGGTGCTGGACGATCTGAAGCACGGCGGCATGAGCCTCAAGGGCTGCGAGGCTGAAATCAGAGCGTTCGCGAACAAAAACGGCAGCTGCTGCACCGGGGAGGAGGCCGAGAAGATCATCCGCAAATACTTCGGCCTGCCGGAGCAGACGGAAGCGCCGAAGCCGGAGCCCGCCGCACCTCCTGCACCGGCCGGAAACATCGTGAATCTGGAGGATTTCTTCGGATGAGCGAACAGATCGATTATGAGGAGCGGCTGCCACGGCAGCCGTCCGAGGGTGCGCTGGACTGGTGCATCAAAACAAAATTCAAGTCCGAATACGCGATCTACCGGGATACATATTATCGCGATCCGCTGACCGGTATGCGCGAAAACGCGGTGTCCGTGGCCTGCACGGCCTGCGGCGGCAGCTGGATCGCGGAAAAAGTCAAAGGCGCAGACTGCGGCAAAGGCTGGGCGCCGTTCGGCTTCGTGGAGGGCATCATGCAGATCGGCCCGGAAGACAAATTATTCTGTCCGCAGTGCGGAACGGAGCTTCGGGCAAAGCACGTCGGGCAGCTCTCATGGACCGGGATCGACGATAACGTCTATTTCTGCGAACCGTGGCAACTGGGGAGCAAATTCGTCCTGCTGGGCTGGCGAGCGGAGCGGAACATCGGCAAGGACGCGAAGAAGGTCTACCGGATGTGGCCGTATGAGGCGTATGTATTTGAGCAGAAAAAGGCCGTCCGGCTGACAGGCTATCAGAAATTCATGAACACGATCCGTTATTTTGACAGCTGGCGGCAGGTGAAGCGCTGCGACGACAGATGGGGCAAGACGCTGGATGAAAACTGGTTCCGCAAGCCGGAAGATCTCTCCGGCACGACCATCGAAAATTCGGCTCTGCCGCAATACCTGAAAGCGGCCGGAGACGAGGCGCGGCCCGTCGCGTATCTGCGACTCTGGCAGAAGCACCGGAACATCGAAAATCTGATCGTGCAGGGCTGCGGGGGCATGGTCGCAAAGGCGATCACGCGGGATACGCAGAGGTATTACGGCGGCGTGCACAGCGCACAGCTGGAATGGATCGACTGGAAGCAGAAGCGGCCGGCCCGGATGCTGGGGCTGGACAAGCAGGAATTTGCGTTCTGCGTCCGGGAGAAATGGACGCAGGACGATCTTGCGAAATACAAGATGGTGCGGGCGTTTGAGCCGGTAAAGCTGCCGGAGGACTGGAACCTGCTGAAAAAGCTGAAGATCTACAATCTGGACAAGCTGTGCAGCGAAAAAGCATTGCTGCCGGACGCCGTGGCCGGAAAAAGTATGCAGCTGCTGCGCGGCCGGCTGACCGTCATGCGCTGCCTGCGGTATCTGGAACGGCAAAAGTCCGGCGTCGCAACACTGCTGGACTATTGGAACATGGCCCGGCGCGACGGGCTCGACCTGCGGGACGAGCACGTCCAGCTCCCGAAAAGCCTCAAGCGCGAACACAACCGGCTCGTGGAGGCGGAGCGCATCGCTCGAAACGAAGAAGAAAAGCGCAGGGAGCAGGCCGAGATCGAAAAGCGCCGCCCGGCATTTGAGAAGGCCGTCGCGCCGCTGGAGGCGTGGGCCTGGGAAGACGCTGGGATCTGCATCCGGCCGGTGCGCACCGAGGAAGAGCTGATCGACGAGGGCAGAGCCCTTCACCACTGCGTCGGCACCTACGGCGAGATTGTGGCGCGCGGAGACAGCTGCATTTTCTTCATCCGCCGCACGGATGCACCGGACAAGCCGTGGTTTACCCTGCAGGTGGAACTGAAAACAGTGAAAGAACTTCAAAACCACGGCCTGCGGAACTGTGCGCCGACAAAGGAAGTGCAAGAATTTGTAGACAGATGGCTCGAACGCATCCGGCGGATGAAACGCGCCGGAGCGAAAACGAAAAAGGAGACAGCGGCATGAGTGAACAGAATCTGATGGTATCCCCGGAAAAGCTGGGCGCGGAGATCCGCGAGCTGACCCGGCAGGCAAAGGCCATGACGCTTTACTATGGCGTCGAGATCGGACGGCGGTTGGAGGCCGCAAAGAGCATGGTCCCGTATGGCGGCTGGGGCGCGTGGCTGAAGAATAACACGGAGTTTTCCCAGGCAACCGCTACCAGATTTATGCGGGTATTCAACGAGTACGGCGCGGCGCAGATCGGCATTTTCGGGGCTGTGCCAGAATCGTCAACGTTGCAAAATCTCAGTATTTCCAATGCTTTGCGGCTTTTGGCCGTGCCGGAAGACGAGCGCGAGGAATTTGCCGAAGCGGTCGACGCGGAGAATCTTTCCGCCCGGGAATTGGAAAAAGCGATCAAGGAGCGCGACGCCGCCCGGCAGGAGCGCGAAAGCGCCCTGCGGCAGGCAAACAGCGATTCCCTCCGCGCCGAGAACGCGAAGAAAGAGGCAGAAGAGGCCTACGAGAAAATGCGCGGCATGGAGGATGAGCTGACCGCCGCGAAGGACGAGGCCTGCCGCATGGCGGACGAGCTTGAGGCGATCAAGAACCGGCCCGTCGAGGTCGCTGTCCAGCGCGACGAGCAGGCGATCCGGGACGCGGAGGCCAAGGTCCGGGCGCAGGCAGAGACGGAGCTGCGCAAGAAAACCGACGAATGGCGGAAGCAGACCACAAAGACCGAACAGGAGATCGAGCGCGTCCGCAAGGAGGCGGAGAGCCTGAAGCAGCAGCTGGCGGCGGCAAAGGCAATGGCGGAAACCGCCTCTTCGGACGCGGAAAAGGAGCGCCTGACCGGAGAGATCGAGGATCTGCGCAGAAAGCTTGCCATGTCCGACAAGGACGTGACGGCTGCACAGCTGTATTTCTACCAGTGGCAGGCAGCCTTTAATCAACTGACACAGGCTATTTCCCACATCAAGGACGAGGATAAGGCCGGAAAGCTCTGCGCAGCCCTCCGCGCCCAACTGGCCGCGTGGGGGAAGGCGATGGAGGGCACAGCATGACGAATGAGGAGATTGTAAAGGCATTGAGGCGCTTGCGCGTGGAAACCGGCAGCCTCTCGTGCCTTGGCTGCGGGTATGAGCACAGTTGCAACGTCCACGGCTGCCAGATTCTGCGCGAGGCGGCGGCTCAGCTTGAACATTTTACGGCAGAAAACAGAGCGCTGCGCAGCGCTTTGGCGTCGAGCCCGGCAAAGCGCGCACAAAAGCAGGCGCGAGACGCGAGCGTAACATTCCTGCGGGAGATGGCAAAAGAGCTGAACGCCCAGCGGGCGAAGGCAGAAGCCGAGAGGGCCGCGGCGTTAGCAGATCTCGCGGATGCGCGGAGTTGCAAGACTTGCAAGTATGCGTGCGATACGCGCGACTGCTCCAGCTGTAAATCAAAGACGTGCAAATGCCGTGAGTGTCATCTCGACAAGAATGCGTGGGAATGGCGCGGATTGCCGGAAGCGCCGGAGGAAGGAGACAAGCATGAGTAAAGCTGTTTTGATCAGCATTCGCCCGATGTGGTGTGAGAAGATCATCAACGGGCAGAAGACCGTTGAGGTGCGCAAGACGCGCCCGAAGATGAACCCACCGTTTAAGTGCTACATCTACAAATGCGGAAACGGAAAAGTCATCGGGGAATTTCTGTGCGATGAGATCATCGAAGATCGCACGTATGGGCACAATGAAGAATTTTACAGAGCAGCCTGCATGAGCGCATACGATGCGGCGGCATATGCAATACAGTCGCCGATGTATGGCTGGCACATCTCAGATTTGCGCGTTTACGATCACCCGCGCGATCTGTGGGAGTTTACCGGCCTGCGGGAGACAAAATTCGGCCTTGCGCCCGGGCCAATCACCCGCCCGCCGCAGAGCTGGCGGTATGTGGAGGAAGAACTATGGAACGATTGACAAGACCTAATATCAACGTAGACCCGGGCACCGACCGATTTCTGCACGCCACGATCGGCGGCAAGGAAATCGACTGGAAGCAGAGCCGGGACAGCACGCTCAACGTGTTGATCAACGGCCCAACGAGCAACGGCTTTGGCAAGGATATTTTCCGCAAGATGGCCCGCGATCTGTACGGACGGCTGAAAGCCTACGAGGACATTGCCGAGTTGTGCGGCGGGTTTGACCGCATCCGCGAGCTTGACGAGGCCGACAAGGACGGGCGCGTCATTATATTGCCGTGCAAGGTGTACGAGACTGACGGGGTGAGGGTGTATGAGCACACGGTGCGCGAGGTCATCTATGAGACGGCAGGCGGCCCGGCTTTCGATAAAAATGCAATCGGGAAGAGCATATTTTTGACGCGCGCCGAAGCCGAGCGGGCGATTCAGGAAATGGAGGGCAAGTCATGACCAGAAAACGCGCAAGAAAGATCCTCATGTCCATCGGCACAAGCAGAAACCATGCAAACTGGGGGCTGACGGCAAAGCCGCGCTGGAAGACAAACGCCGGTGTGGTAGAGGATACGCTGACAATCACCCTGTACGCGAAGCTGCTGCGGAAGAAAATGAACGAGGGCAAAATAACGGAGGAATCCGCAATCCGGGCGGGAGCGATGGCAGCGAGTGAGCTTTGGCTAAAGGAGGTAAACCATGCCTAAAGAATTTATCAGCAGAACCGAGGCGTTGGAAGACTTTGAAGTCTGCAACGCTGCCAACCCGAACTGGACACCGCAGCGGGTGAAAACGCTCCTGCTGCGTCAGCCCGCCGCCGACGTTGCGGAGGTGGTGCGGTGCAAGGACTGTGCAAAGCATTATATCGTACTTGGCCGCGATATGTGCGCGAGAAATGCACAAGGATCTGAGGGGCACTGGATCGGGCTGAGCGCAACGGTACCGGACGGCTTTTGCCACCGCGGAGTACACAAATGAGCGGACTGCGGTTTGAGAGCATGGCGGACATGCCGCCGCGGATGAGGAAGCTTTATGCACGGCAGCAGATCGACCTCTCAGGCGCTGCGGCGCCAGCTCCCCTTCACAAGGGGAGCCAAGGGAATGCGAAGTACCGCAACACGCCCGCCGAGCGGGCCGGGGTCCGGTTCGACAGCCAGAAGGAGGCGCGGCGGTATGACGAGCTGATGGTGATGCTCCGGGCTGGCATTATCTCCGATCTGCGCCTGCAGCAGCAGTTCACCTTGCAGGAGAGTTACATCACCGAGACTGGCGAGCGCATCCGCGCAGTGCGGTACACGGCGGACTTTTCGTACAAATTCGGCGGCAAGCTCGTTGTCGAGGATGTGAAGTCCAAGCCGACGCGGACAAAGGAGTATCTGCGCAACCGGAAATTCATGCGGTAAAAATTTGGAATCGACATACAGGAGATTTAAAAATGCCGGAAGAAAAAAACGAATGCCGGACGGGAATGCCATGCGGCCTGCCGAAAAGCGGGAACGCCTGCATGAACCGCACGACGGCCTGCTGCCTGAAATGCGGCTGGAATCCGGATGAGCAGGTGCGGCGCAGGGCGCTGCCGCTCAAAAAGGGCGCGGACGGCCTGCTGCACAAGGATATCAGCACCAAGGAATAGGCAATCAGCCGGGGAACCATATTTTATCGGACTTATGCCGCAGGCGCTCCGCCATGAGACGGCTGCGGAAGGAAACCCCGGCTTTGCACCCGGCGCACGGAAAATCCCTCAAGCACGTGCGCCGGGAAAGCGCGTGAGACGTGCGCAAAAACGTCATCCCACACGGGGTATCGCATAGGCCCCGTGCATCGCTTGCCTCCTTTTTATAAGCCGCCTGACGGCAGTCAAGGGCGGCTCGCCCGGAAATGCGCAGCGTTTGACAAGCGAGCGCGGCGCGCCGGTGCGCAGACGGTGAAAGCCCGTCCTGCCTACGGGGGCCGGAATACCGGCCCCCAGACGAAGGAGTGTGAAACTATGGGCAAATCAAACAAGGTCGCGCTGGTCTGCCAGGTCTGCGGGGCCACATTTTACAAAGTGCCGAGCGCGATCACAATGGCGACAAGGTGCTGCTCGAAGGAGTGCTGCGGAAAAGTGCAGGCAGAAAGACTGGAGCAGCGCCGCCGGGAACTGGAAAAGGAGCTGGAGGGTCTGCGCACCGAGAGTCCGGAAGGCGAAAAGCGCCTGCCGCACAGGCTCGTCCGAATCCGCATAACGGCCAAAGTCCCGGTATGGCCGGAATACCAGCCAAGGATCGGAGCCACATACCGGGCGGAGCGATACCCAATGTTCAAAGCGCCGGGATATGTGATCGAGTCCGGCGGCAAAAGAATCAATATCCGCGCCAATGAGTGCGTGGAAGTGTGAAAGGAGCATTAAAATGGCAGAAATCATGGGAACTTTTGCGCACGACCTCGACAATTTTGTCGCGTACTACGAAAAGCTGAATTGGGATACCAGTTTCCGGGGCGAGGCATACCCGCCGCGCATCGTCATGGAGCAGTCCACGCCGCCGCTTTTCATAGTGGAGGACGGCCAAAAGAAACTGGTGCCAAATCCGACGATTCAGATCATTGGCCGCCCGGAGACTGAAGTTATTACGACCGGCAAGCTGCAGATCGGCAAAAAAGGATTTCACAAAGCTGACCAACCGCGCCGCCGCTCTGCTGGAGCTGTTCCTGCACGGCTTTATGCAGGAGCGCAAGGAAATGGAGGCGGCAAATGCTGATTGAAATTCTGGATCTTGCTGCTGCGCTGGAGTGGATCGCGCTGGGTGTGCTGGTATACCTCAAGGCGCGCAGCCTGAGCCGCAGACTGGATGCGCTGTGCGGCAAGCTGCCAATCGGCCCGGGGCCAGATCCTGCGGGCAAAAAAGGCCCGTGGGGAATCTGCCCGGAATGTGGGGCTGTCGGCTATTGCTACTGGGATGAAAAAACAGATACGCGCACGTGTATGGCGTGCGGGCACAAGGACAACGGCAATATCCGCTGAACGCATGGCCGGAATCTCCGGCCACGCTTTGAGCGGGCAGATGGCCCTGTAGGGGCGGACGGCTCTGTCCGCCCGGGAGAAAGAGGTGCAGATGATGGCAAAGAGACACAAGCGCCGCCTGTTTACAGGGGCGGTATGTACGCAGATCGTGTATACCGTGTCCGACGGTGCGGACAAAAAGACCAGCAAGCCGCGCAAGCCGCGCTTCCAGACGCAGGCGGAGCGCGATGAATTCAACAGCAAGCAGTCGCTGGATCGGCTCGTTGCGCTGATGAACGCCAATTTCTCACCCACAAGCCTGTATTCCACCCTGACATTGGATGCAGAAAACGAGGTACATACCGCAGAGGAAATGCGCAGAGTGCGCGACAACCTTGTGCGCCGCATGCAGTATCACTATCCGGAGGCCAAAATCGTTGCTTTTTACGGAAGAGGAAAAACAACCAATCGCTTCCATTTACACCTGGTAACAGAGGGGATACCGGAAGAAGCCATCGGCGGGCTTTGGGGGCTCGGCAGCGTGATCGAGGTTCGGCACCTGCGAAAGCACAACTATTATATAGATGAGCAGGGAAACAAGGTCGACCACGGCCAGGACTACACAGCACTTGCCAGTTACCTGCATGCGCACTGGAGAAAAGAATTCGGCGGCCACCGGTACAAGGCGACGCGAAATTGTATCCGCCCCGAGCCGGAACCTGCGACCGAGACCGTGCGAGAGTACAGTCCAAAGCATCCGCCCGTCGCCCCGCGCGGCTATATCCTCGTCGAGGCCCGGGCGACAAAGTACGGGTATCAATATTATAAGTATGTAGTTGATCCAAAGCGGAACGAGGCCGCTTTCTTAAAACCTCGTAAATGAGTAGCATTTTAAGACGAAAGGAGCGACCAGCATGAGCCGGAAACCGACCACACATCCACGCGCAGACAGAAAGCCGGTATGCACCCGGAAAGACTGCATCTGCCATGACTGGCGTTGCGAGAATTGCTGCGCCAAGTATCGCCATATCTCCGATTGCAAGGGCGTCGAGCCGGAAAGGGACGGGGAATGCAGGACGTGAGCAGAAAGCATAGCAAAAAGAGCAGTACGCCGCCCCCACCTGGCTTCCCGGCACAGCTGCGGAAACTGCGGGAGCGCTATGGGATGTCGCCGGAGGCACTTGGGGAGTGCTGCGGCCTCTCGCGGAATATCATCCGCAGATATGAGCGGGGAGAACGCTGCCCGTCCGTTGATTCCGTGGTGAAAATAGCCGATTTCTTCGATATCTCGACAGACAGCCTGATCGGAAGACGAAGAAATTGACGGCAATCCCCCAGTTGGGGGAAAATAAGAGAAAAAACATGACAAAATATAAGCCACAGGGGCGGAGCATACCCGTCTCTGCTTTGGCATAAACAAAAACCGGCGCAAAGGAGGCGGGGAGATGGGGAAGCCGAGAAAGATCAAGAGCGTAAAGGCGATGGAGCGGGCAATAGAAGCTTATTTTGCAAGCTGCGAGGGCACGCCGCGCCTCGACAAAAATGGCCAGCCCATCTACGACAAGCACGGCCAGCCGGTCGTTGTCGGAGCGAAGCCGCCGACCGTCACCGGGCTTGCGCTGGCGCTCGGCCTGTCCGGGCGTAAAGTCCTGCTGGACTATCAGGGCCGCGAGGAATATCGTGACGCGATAACGCGCGCGAAGGCACGATGCGAAGCTTATGCCGAGGAACGACTTTATGACAAAGACGGTTCGCCTGGTGCAAAGTTCAGCCTTGGATGCAATTTTGGATGGGCATCGGAGGACGAACGGCGCGGAGATCCGGCGGCGTTTGCGGCGCTGATCTCCGCGATCACGGGCGGCGGGAACGATGCGCCTTAAAAAACTTTCACAAAAGCAGAGGGAGATATTCGACTTCTGCAAGACAGACGAGACGACGCTGATCTGCGACGGTTCCGTCCGATCCGGCAAAACAACGATCATGACGCTGGCCTTTCTGGCATGGGCCATGCAGAACTACGACCGCACGAATTTCGCAATCTGCGGAAAGACCGTGCAGTCGGCAGAACGGAACATCCTCCGCCCGCTGATGGAGGTCGAAGGACTTGGAGCGGCGCTGGCGCTGTCCTACAAGGTTTCTACGCGCGTCCTGACAGTCCGCTGCGGCGCGCGGGTCAACTGGTTTTATCTCTTCGGCGGCAAAGACGAAAGCTCGTATATGCTCATCCAGGGCATTACGCTCGCGGGCGTTTTATTCGACGAGGTTGCACTGATGCCGCAGTCATTTGTGGAGCAGGCAACAGCCCGCGCGATTTCATTCGAGAACCCGAAATATTTTCTGAACTGCAACCCGGAAAGCCCAGCAAACTGGGTGTACAAAAAATACATCGAGCAGCCGCCCGCAGGCACGCGGCACATCCACTTCCTGCTGGAAGATAACCCGATCCTGACACCGCAGATGATCGAGCGGACAAAGGCGATGTATTCCGGCGTTTTTTACGACCGGTATATTCTCGGCCTCTGGAGAATCGCCGAGGGTCTGGTTTACCCGATGTTCGACCGCGAACGCAACGTCACAAGCGAGCGGGGCGGGCCGGGGCGGTACTGGATCTCATCGGACTACGGCACACAGAACCCTACCGTCTTTGCATTGTGGCGAGAATATGGCGGCAAGGCCGTCATGGAGAAGGAATATTACCACAGCGGACGCGAGAGCGGGCGACAGAAGACCGACGAAGAATATTATCAGGATTTAGAGGCATTCGCGGACGGATACCGCATTGAGCGTGTCGTGCTCGACCCATCGGCAGCGTCCTTTGCCGAGTGCATCCGGCGGCACGGAAAGTTTTCTGTATGGAAAGCAAACAACGCCGTGCTGGACGGCATTCGCTTCACGGGGGCCTGCATCAAAAGTGGCATAATCAAATTCCATGAGAGTTGCAAAAACGCGTTTCGGGAATTTGGCCTTTATAGCTGGGACAAAGACGCAGGCGAAGACCGCGTGATAAAAGAAAACGACCACGTGTGCGATAGTATCCGATATTTTTGCATGACCGTTTTGAGGAGAGAAATCAAGAAATGAGCCTTTTGACAAACATTCGAGGGTGGTTCCGGAATATGCTTTTCCCGCAGGCAGTGGCCGAGCGGGAATTCGGCGTATCTCCGGCAGTCAGCCCGAAGATGGAGCAGAATATAAGCCTCTGGTACGCGATGTTTATTGGAAATCCACCCTGGCAGACGTGCGATGTCATTGCTGTCGGGATTCCGGCAGCGATCTGCCGGGAGATTGCACGACCGACGCTGGCCGAGCTGACGGCCAACATCACCGGCAGCGCCCGGGCGGATTATCTGAAAGAGTGCTTTGAGCGGGCGGAAGAAAATTTCCACAGCGCCTTAGAGCTGGGACTTGCGCTCGGCGGTGTGGCATTTAAGCCGTATATCTACGGCGAGCAGCTGCTGGTCGACGTGACCGGCGCGGCAGCATTCCAGCCGACGAAATTTGATCCTGCCGGGCGCTGCATCGGAGGCGTCTTCCGGGACAAGCCCGCGAAAGTGGGCGGGAAGTATTATATCCGCCTCGAATCGCACGAGCTGGACGGCACGACCTATACGATCCGCAATAAAGCATATTACAGCGACGCCTCCGGCACGGTCGGCGCGGAAGCACCCCTGAATGCCGTCCCGGAATGGGCGGACATTCAGCCGGAAATCACGATCCAGAATATGAGCGGGCCGCTCTTCGCGTACTTCCGCCCGCCTGCGGCCAACACAACGGACGCAAACAGCCCCTGCGGAATGTCCGTCTACGGAGACGCGGCTACTGTGCAGCTGATCAAGCAGGCCGATGAGCAGTGGGAGCGCCTGCGCTGGGAATATCGCTCCAGCGAGCGCAAAGTCCTGATGGATGGCACGAGTTCGACTGCGGATATGTTCAACAAGCGTATGTTTGAACTAGGACCGTTCTCCACTAGCGGCGAATTCTTTCAGTACATCGAGCCGCAGATCCGCGACGAAGCAATCTACCGAGGTTTCCAGAATACGCTTCGCCGTATCGAGTTCAACGTCGGATTGGCTTATGGAGATATTTCCGATCCGCAGACCATCGAGAAGACGGCGACGGAGATCCGCAACAGTAAGCAGCGCAAATATGTGCTGATCGACAGCATTCAAACGGCGCTTGAACATACGTTTGACAGTCTGCTCTACGCGCTCGATACATACGCGACGCTCTACAACCTTGCGCCTGCCGGGACGTACAGCACTGATTACAGCTGGGGCGATTCCATCCTTGACGACGCTGAGAAGAAGGAACAAGAGCGGGCAAACGACCGGCTTGACCTCGCTGATGGAATTCTGAACCACTGGGAATACCGCGCAAAATGGTACGGCGAGGACGAAGCGACTGCAAAGGCAATGCTGCCGCGGGCGCAGGACATGGTAACTGAACAGCAACAGGAGGTAGAGTAATGGGCGGTAGAGGCGGAACTGGCGCGGGGGGAGGAAGAGCCGGTGTAGGAGGCGGGACTGCAAACTCCAGCGCAACTATCCCTACGGAGCAAAGAATTAGGGTGCCGTATTCGGAATACAAGGATGTATACGAGAAAGAATCGCACAAGGTATATTATTCTTATGATTCCCAAAATAAAACAATCGAAATAGATATAAACCCACGAATATACGAGATAGCCAAAATCATGCCGGATAGCTTTTACCAGCAGCTGTTGGATGGGTACAAAACGGGCATAAAGGCAGATAGCAAAGAGGGGAAGAAACAAAAAGCGTTCTATGCGCGAGTTGTGTATGATCGTTACAGGAAGATTGCAAGCAAGGGCGGGGCGATGAAAAAGGAAGCTCCAGAGTGGCAGAAAAAAGCATTTAATATAGCTGTCCACGGGAAGAAATGATTAATTTTGAGAATCTCGATAAATTTGCATTTCCCGGTGTCGGGAAGTACGGAATTCCTCAGATCGAGCCAATTAAGATATATCCGCAAGGCGAATTTATTCCGGTGAATTATCACTATGCGGAGAAAGAACCTGCAAGAAAGATCGTGCATTTCTTCGTGGACGATTATCAGTTTATCCGCCACTGGAACACACCGGACAAGTACATTCCGAAGCTGTTGCAGTTTGCAGCGGTATGCGCGCCTGATTTTTCCACATACACAGATATGCCGCTTGCAATGCAGGTATACAATCACTATCGTAAACACTGGCTTGCGGCATACTGGCAGCTCCACGGAATGACGGTTTATCCGACAATCTCATGGAGCGATGAGAGCAGCTATGACTGGTGATTTGACGGGGAACCTGTCGGTGGTGTTGTTGCGGTTTCCTCGGTGGGAACGCAGGCAAACGCTGAAAGCAAGCGCCTGTTCCTGCGCGGCTACGAAGAAATGATGAAACGGCTATCCCCGGAATGGGTGATCTTCTACGGCAGAGTGCCGGAAGAATGCGACTGGAACGTGATACGGGTAAAGCCGCATTACGACGATATTGTGAAACGGAGAAGGGCGGTGATCGGATGAAGTACCCTTTTTAGCCCAGAACTATTAGACACCATCCCGGAAGAGATTGCAGAGCTGTTCCGGACGCTGGAAGATACGCTGCTGGATGAGGTTTGTTCCCGGCTTAAAATTGCGGATCAGCTGAACGAAGTCACGGTGCAGGATATCCGGGCGCTGCGGTCGCACGGCATTGATCTCAAGAAGATCAAAAGGGCCATCCAGAAGACAGCGGACGTCAGCGAAGAAAAACTGAACAAGCTGCTCGACGATGTTGTGGAGCGCAACCGGCGATATTACAACGACCTTATTACGCTGGCCGATGTGACGAAGCCTGACCGGCTGGTAGACGCCTCCGATATCGACGCGATCCGCAGGCAGACGCTCGGAGAATTCCGAAATCTGACGCAATCTTTGGGGTTTTTAGTGGACAATGGCCAGAGAATGCTTCCGCCTGCACAAGCATATCAGTGGGCCCTAAATTCGTCAACGCTGCAAATTCAGAGCGGGGCGATCAGCTATAATCAGGCGATTGCCAACGCCGTCAAGCAGCTGGCAGAGAGCGGAATCAAAGTCGTAGACTATGAGAGCGGCCACACAGATCAAATCGACGTGGCCGCCCGCCGGGCCGTTATGACGGGCGTGGCGCAAATCTGCGACAAGTATTCCGACCAGTCGGCGGAATATCTGGATACCCGGTATTTTGAGATCACAGCCCACTCCGGCGCACGAGACAAGCCCGGCCCGTCCCCGTGGTCGAGCCACAAGGATTGGCAAGGGAAAATTTATTATAAAAGCGAAAACGGAGAGCCTGACCCGCTTGGGCAGTACAAGGATCTCGTGGAGACGACCGGCTACGGCTATGTAGACGGCTTGACCGGCGCAAACTGCCGGCACTATAAGCATGCCTATATCCCTGGCGTCATGGAGCCTACCTATACCGAGGAGCAGCTGGAGCACATCGACGACGGCCTCGGCTGCGAGTTTGACGGGAAGAAATATACCGCATACGAAGCGACCCAGATGCAAAGACGGCTCGAACGGTCGATTCGCAAACAGAAGCGTTTGAAAAACGCCTATAAAGCCTCCGGGCTTAAGGACGAAGAGACTGCCGCCGCAGCCAAGCTGCGCCGCCTGAACACGAAATACCATGATTTCAGCAAGGCCGCAGGGCTGCCGGAACAGCCGGAGCGGACAAGGGTTCAGTATACAGACGCAAAATCAGAGGCTGCGGCCAGTGCGGCGAAAGCAGCAAAACCGATCACAAGGCTGCAAGAAACGCTGGACGTGAAAACGGAGATTGTGAACGGCGTTGTCCCGAAGAGATCAGAAATTGGCTCTATTCGAGAAATAGCTGGCGGAGATTCCGGGAAACAGTTGAAAGTTGCGAGTTTCCTTTCTGAAAACTACGGCGGGGAACCGTTGCAATGGCGGAAAATGGGCGGTATAATACGAACAGACAATTTCCAATATGATGTTCACTGGTTTGAGCAAAATGGGAAGCACTTTGAAGAAAAACTGAAAGGGGTGAAGAGAAAATGAAGGTGAGATATAAAGGGCCGACGTTCGGCGGCGGTTTTCTCGGGCTGACGGATGGAAAAACCTATGAATGCGTGGGGGTCGAATATGATCTGCTCCGCATCATAGATGATGAGGGCGAGGACTACCTTTATTCCGCTTCAGCCCCTGCGCCGCTCAACGGAAAAACCAAGCCGGGCAAATGGGAAGTGGTAGAAGATGACGAGCGGGGAACGCTTTCAAGGCTGATTTCTAAGGAGAACGCATGATCGACGAAAAACTGAAAGCCGCCATCGAGCGGGCGCTTGCCGCCGGATTCCGCGTCCAGCTGAAGCGCATGAAGGACGGAACAGTCAAGGCGCAGATCATCAAGGCGGAAGAGCTGAAAAAATAATACAGATACCGCAGCACAATCGAGTGCGCGGAATGGCACGATGAGCCAACTACTGAGATTTTCTTAGTGGTTGGCTCTTTTTGTTTCGGTAAAAACCGCATGAGCGGGATTTATACAAAAAATTGGCTATCTGCAAGCCTAAAAGTGCAGGCGGGAGGTCATGGCGACGACCTAAAAAGCCTATCCCGTAAGGAGAAACCATGAAAAAAGAAGAATTGCTGAGCATTGGCCTGACAGAGGAGCAGGCAGACAAGGTTTTTGCCATGAACGGCAAGGACATTGAGAAGCACAAAAAGGCCGCAGAGGACGCAAAGGCGGACAAAGCGGCCGTGGAAAAGCAGCTGGCCGACCGCGACAAGGACATCGAAGACCTGCGGAAGTCCAGCGGGGACGCCGAGAGCGTCCGCAAGCAGCTCGAAGACCTTCAGGGCCGGTACACCAAGGAAACCGAAGATTACAAGGCGCAGCTGGCAAGCCGGGACTACGCCGACGCCATGAACCGCGCGATTACGGCCAAGGGCGTCAAGTTCTCTTCCAAAGCCGCCGAGAAAGCTTACCTTGCAGACCTCAAGGAGAAACACCTTGAACTGAAAGACGGCGAGCTGACCGGCTTCGACGAGTGGCACAAGGCTCAGCTCGAAGCAGATCCGACTGCGTTTCAGGCAGATAAGCCCACGCCCACATTCGTCAAGCCCGTCGGCCAGGGCGGCGCACCGGCGGCAAAGAGCAAGGGCGCAATGTACGCGCAGCAGTTCAACGCGCAGTTTGCGCAGACACCAAACAAGGAGTGATTTGAAAAATGTCTATCGTTGTAAACACAAAAGCAGAAGTCAGACCGAACTTCCTCGAAAGCGAAGTCGGCCTCGTTCTGAAAACCCGCGAGATCCCCGCGTCGATGGGCGTACAGGACGGCAAATACAAGATCGTCAAGGCCGGTACGCCGTTTCCGTCCGACAACTCGAACGCCGTCGGCATCGTGTTTGAGGATATCGATGTGACGGACGGCAATATGCCCGGCTCCGTGATGGTCGCGGGCCGTGTGCTGGCAGACCGCCTGTCGCTGGCCTCCGCAGCAAAGGCTGCGCTGTCCGGCAAGGGCTTCACATTTGTTGACGCGCCGGAGATCACGCGCGGCTATACCGTGACATACGACAAAAACGACGGCAGCGGCACGCCGCCCGTCGACGAGAACGTCTACACAGAGGGCTCCTATGCCGACGTCTCGACCGAATACCCGTTGACCAAGAGCGGCAACACCCAGACCGGCTGGAGCACGTCTAAGGGCGGCGCTGCCGTCTCCAAGGTCGAAATGACCGGCAATGTGACCCTGTACCCCGTGTGGACTACACCCTAAAGAAGGAGGAAAAACACCATGCCTGACATTCTTGAACTGATTTCCGACGCTGACCGTCTGGATTTCTCGCAGAACATTTCCGTCGCGCGCCCGGCCTACCTCGGAGACCGGCTGTTCCCGGATCAGAAAACCGAAAGCCTCAAGGCCGAGTACCTGCGCCTCGCAAACGGCGCACAGATCCCCACGATGGCGACCGTCCACGCCTTTGACACCGAGGCAGAGATCGCCACGCGCCCCGCGCTCGAAAAGACCGAGGTTGAGAAGCTGTTTATCAAGCGCAAGATCAACCAGTCCGAGCGGGTGCAGCTGCTCAACGAAAACGGCGTATACGCTGACAACGCCATTGTGAGCTACGTCTTCGACGATATGCGCCTGATGGCCGATGCGGTCAAGGTCAGAACCGAGGTCGCGAAAATGGAAGTTATCGCGACCGGCAAGATGACCATCAAGGAAAACAATCTCAACATGACCGTCGATTACGGCGTTCCGTCCGCAAACATCGGATTCAAGATCGACTTCGGCGCAGACGCTGATATCATCGGCCAGCTTCAGGCCATCGCAGATCAGGCGGCGGCATCCGGCCACGCGCTGAGCGAAATGGTCGTCGGTACGAAGATCCTGCGTAAGCTCGCGTCCAACAAGGGCATTCAGACCCTCGTGTACGGCACGGTCGGCGCTGGTACATATGTCACCACCGAGAAACTGCGCAGCCTCTTTACCGAGCTGTTCGGCTTCGGCCAGATCACGACCAACGACCAGCGCTATAAGGCGCAGGCTGCAAATGGCACGGAAAAGACGTATCGCTTCTTCCCAGAGGACAAGGTTGCATTCCTGTCCAATGGTACGGCCAATTCCTTCGGCGTTGGCCTGTGGGGCGTGACGCCGGAAGAAAAGGGCTATGGCCCGTACACCGACAAGAGTGCACAGCAGTATATCACGATCACCCAGTGGGAAACGCCTGACCCGAAGACCACCTGGACAAAGGCAAGCGGCCTGTTTATCCCGGTCGTGCCCGATCCTTACGGCCTGTTCATCGGCGCGGACGTCAGCAAGTAAAATCGAGCCTCCGCGCCTGCATGACGGGCGCGGAGGCTGACCGGAAGGAGGGCGCAGCATGATCTACGCCGATTATGAGTTTTACGCGACCGTGTACCGTGGGACGGCGCTGGACGAAGAGCAATTCTGCGGCCTCGCCCGCAAGGCGTCGGCTTATGTCGATTACATCACCATGAGCCGCGCGCGCTCCGCCGCCGGGGATAAGCTCGAAGCAGTCCAGAACTGCGTCTGCGCGCTGGCCGAGCTGGAGCAGGACGCCGGGAAGCTGGACAGCCTCGTCTATACGACCGACAGGCCGGTATCGAGTGAGACGGTAGGCGGCTGGTCACGCAGCTTTGGCTCACGCAATCTGTCGCAGGCAGATATGCAGCGGACGGAGACGCGCCGCCGGGAGATCGTGCTGGCGTACCTCGGACCGACTGGATTACTCAAAGCAAGGGGGTATGGGCCGTGTCCATGTTCCCCCACACCGTAACCATCTACAACGTCTCGCAGGAGACAGACCCGGCGACATTCAAGGACGTGGAGAAAACCTACATCACCGTCCTGCGCGGCGTTCTACTGGAAGCCTCCAAGGCGGCCAACGTCCGCCAGAGCGGGCTTGAGGGCGCGGATGCGGTGAATCTTTACATACCGTTCTCTACGCCCGCCGTAGACGGCGTGACAGGCACAGAGAAGCGCTACGTCGGCCCGCAGGAATTCTGGCGGGCAGCCGATAAAAGCGGAATCTGGACGCTCTCCACGGACGGCAACGGCGGAACGACATTTTTTATCAAGGGTGAAGTCGTGGAGCCGGACAAAACCGAGCAGATGCTTGAAATGCTCTATGACGACGTTTACAAGGTCACAAAGGTCGATATGAAGGACTTCGGAAGCCAGGACATGAGACACTTCGAAGTCGGAGGTTCCTAATATGCTGAAATTCAGCGTAAAGGCAGACGGCTTTGATGAATTGCATGAGGCAATCGCGCAGGCGTGTACCAAAGCGGAGCATATTGTCGCACTTCAGGCAAGAAAGGACACAGCCCCGTATGTGCCATTCTTGACCGGTTCCCTCGACCGCAGAACACAGGTGGAAGGGAATGCGATTATCTATCCCGGCCCATACGCAAGGTTCCTGTACTACGGGAAAGTCATGGTAGACCCGGAGACCGGAAGCACCTACGCGCCGAAAGGCGGGACAAAGGTACTGACCGACAAAAATCTTGTGTTCAACACGTCAGGACACAATCAGGCACAATCGCATTGGTTTGAGGCTTCAAAGGCCGAGAACCTCGACAAATGGATCCGTGTAGCGGATAAGGCGGTGAAGAATGGACTCTGAAAAGCAAAAAAGGCTGGTATCTGCGGAGGAAGAACAGGATATCTCCCGAAAGATGATGATCTGGGCAAATTCCTTCTCAGACGACGATATGCCGACCGCAACGATCAACTACGAATTCCTCGCCGCCGACTCGGCGAGCATGGCCCTGTCCGCCATTCAGGGCGCGTACATCACACGAAAATTCATCCTCGGCGGGCATGAGGCGGAATATCAATTCAAGATCATCGCCCGCATCAAGCCCGGAAACAGCAACGACAAGCGCCTGAAATGCGACGCCATGCTGAACCGCTTCGGGGATTGGGCCATGCAGAACCCGCCGGATTTGGGCGACGGGATGCGCGTCCGGCGCATGGAAGCTGTCAGCCGCTCGGCCGTGTTCGCCCGGTATGAGGACGGCACAGAGGATCATCAAATTCTAATGAAACTGACATATGAGGTGATTTAACTATGGCAAATAAATACACAATCGCGGCAAAAAACGGCGAGAGCGCAGTCCGTGAAATGCTGATTACCGCTCTGGACACCAGCGACAGCACAACATCGAAGTGGTCGGCGATGGGCGTCAAGGTGACGGAGAGCTCCATCAACTACGATTGGGGGCAGGAAACGAAGAAGGACATTCTGGGGCACGTGTACACGAACGCACAGACACCAGAAATGACACAGAGCTTTTCCGGCAGTGAGATTGTAGGCGGTGACGACGTGATGAACCATCTGCTCAATCTTGCAGTCGTGGAGAAGGACCATGCCGCTCTGGTAAATCAGAAATGCCTGATCATCCACACATACCTGCAGGACTCCGCAGGGAAGTCGTTTGCAGAGCAGTATGACGCCTGCGCGGTGCTCGTCACGACAGACGGAGGCGAGGGCGGCGGCGTTCTTGCTTCGGACATTGAAGTGACATACGGCGGAAACAGGACAACAGGAACCGCAGCGCGCGGTTCGGATGGAACCATCACGTTCACGCCGGATTCGGATTAAGGAGGCTGCATAAATGCCTGAAATCAAATTTGAAACCGGTATCGTATCGTTCAAGCTGAACGACGCGGCGGAAGTTTCCTTCAACCCGACGGATAGCGCGTTTGTTGAACAGATCTTCAACACGTTTGACGAACTGGACGGGAAGCAGGAGGCGTATAAGGCCGAGATTGACCGCTGCGCTGACAAGAAAGAGATCTTTGCAATCGCCCGCCGCCGCGACGCGGAAATGCGGGATATGATCGACGGCCTGTTTGCCAAGCCTGTCTGCGAAGACCTGTTCGGCACTATGAACGTCTACGCGCTGGCCGACGGCCTGCCAGTATGGTGCAACCTCATGCTGGCCGTGATCGATCAGATCGACACGAGCTTCGCGGCAGAGCAGAAGAAGACCAACCCGAGGATTGCGAAATATACAGATAGATGGAAAACGCGCAGGCCCCCTGTTCGCGAAATATATTGATAGATGGGGAAAGTGATCTATTCCCTGCCGACCTCTGTTGAGGTCGACGGAACAGAATACGCGATCCAATCTGATTACCGCGCAATCCTCGATATCCTCGTAGCCCTGACAGACAGGGAACTGGACGAGCGGGATAAGGCGGAAGCGGCGCTGACCATCTTCTATCCCGACTTCGAAGAAATGCCCGTCAGCGACTATCAGGAAGCCCTGAACCAGTGCTTCCGCTTCATCGACCACGGGCAGGAGAATCGAGAGAAGAGAAAGCAGCCAGAGATCATGTCATGGGCGCAGGACTTTGATCTCTATATTGCGCCTATCAACCGAATCGCGGGCTGCGAGGTCAGGGCGCTGGAATACCTGCATTGGTATTCGTTTCTATCGTACTATCAAGAAATCGGAGATTGCCTGTATGCACAGGTGGTTTCTATCCGCGATAAAAAGGCCAGAGGGAAGAGCCTCGACAAACAGGAGAGGGATTTCTACCGGCGCAACCGGGATATCGTCGATCTGAAGACAACATACTCGGAGGCCGAAGCCGACCTGCTTGCCATATGGGGAGTCGGGACAAAAAACAGCCGCCCCGGTTAAGGGGCGGCAGCAGGAAAAACTTATTTTTTATACTCGAAAACGATTTCGCTACCCCAGAAGCTTGGAGAGAATCGAATCTCGAGCTCACTCCAATCCTGCGGCGCTTCATATCCGACGACACCTTTCATTTTCTTCCCGGCGGCAATCGTGCCGTCAAGCTGCGGCTCGTCGGAACTCATCATGGCGGTGAGGCTGAGGCTGGTTGTATAGCCATCAATGTAGCTTTCGAATGAAAGCATGGTGCTGGACGCAATATCGCGGGATGAATTGTTTTCGATCTCGAATTCGCACAGAACAAAGACCTTTCCATCATCCGGCGAGACGTAATTTTGGCCGGAATTCTCGGTAACACTGAGCAACGTGACCGCCACGCCGTCTAGAACGACCTGGTCCCCAACGCCAAATGTTTCAGGCCCGGAATCGGATTGCTGCGGCGGCTGCTGCGAAGAAGAAACTGAGGTTCCGACCTTTTCCGGCTTGGAGGATGATCCGCAGGAAGCAAAGGCCGCGCCAATAAAGACGAAAAGACAGAGGAATACGATTAAAGCCGTCAGGCAGCCGCTGGGGCGTTTCGCCTGCTTTTTGGTTTTTAGCCCGCCAACAACGTCAACGCGGTTCGAGGCGTTAATCTTGATGGTAAAAAACGCATTCTGTTGCCCTTCGGCAATGGTAAAGGATATGGTTTTATCCAGACGGCGATACCGGTAAAAAGAAAGTTCGTGCTGGCCCGGAGCGGCCACGGCTCGAAGTTCTTCACCATTTTTCAGCGTGCCGACATCACAGCCATCCAATGCAACGCCGACGGTCAGGCCAGAACCGTAAAAAGAATTGTCCCGGCTGATTTGGATAATGCAATCACTCATATTTCTTCCCTCCTTACTTGGAAGATAACACAAATAATGACAAAAATCAACCGAAAAGGTGGTGAAAATATGGCGGATGGAAAAATTGTGATCGCCGTCGACGCGGACGCGAAAAAGGCGCAGAAGGAGCTTGATACGCTGTCCGCGAAAATCGACAAGATGGAAGCCAAGCTAAACGAGGATACCAGAACGCAGAGCGGGCTTAAAAAGGAGCTGGACGCTGCGCTTCAGTCCGCAAAGCAGACGGAAGACGCGCTGAAATCGCTCCGCTCGGAGGCTGACCGCCTAAAGGGCATCACGTCCGGAAACGCTTCGGCTAATCCAGCTGAGTACATAGACGCTTATTCTCGACAGGCGGAGGTTGCTGCGCAGATCAAAGAGCAGGAACAGCTGCTGGTACAGCAAAACAAAACGGCGGAAAAGCTCGGGAGTCAATATGCAAAGATCACCGACAAGGTGATAACCCAGACCGATGCGCTTGACGCTGCAAAGACCAAAGCCGGTGAGCTGGTGCAGCAGATCACGAACGCCAGCGGAGCCTCGGCTAAAATGGCGGAGGTATCGGCGAGCGTCGAAAAGAGCATGAACAAATTCGGAAGAAGATTAAGCGGGGTACTAAGGAGCGCGCTGATCTTTACCGTCCTGTCCCGCGGCCTTTCGCAGCTGCGTAGCTGGCTCGGCGAGACAATCATGCAGAACGAAGCCGCCCGCGCATCTATTGCGCGACTGAAAGCCGCCCTTTTGACACTTGCGCAGCCGATCCTAGAAGTTGTGATCCCGGTTTTTGTGAAGTTAGTGAACATTTTAACCCAAGTCGTGACGGCAATCGCGAAGTTTTTCGGTATGCTATCCGGAAAGAGCTGGGGCGCGCAGGTTTCAGCAGCAAAGGGTCTGAATGCCGAAAAAGAAGCCCTTGAAGGGGTGGGCGCTGCCGCAGAAGACGCAAGCAAAAGCATGGCGGGCTTTGATGAAATCAACCAGATCACCAGCAATCAGGCGTCCGGCGGCGGCGGGACGAGCGGAGCAGGCGCTTCGAGCGGGATCACGCCGGATTTCTCCAATCTGGATCTTGCCGAAGACAAACTGAACGACATTCTTGGCATTGTCGGGGCAATCGCCGCAGGGCTCCTTGCGTGGAAGATCGCCAGTATGTTTACCGACGACCTCGGCAAGATCGGCGGCATCGCGCTCGCTGCGGCTGGCGCGTTCGCGCTCGTCTATTTCTGGCTGGACGCATGGAACAACGGAATCGACATGACAAACTTCCTCGGTATGCTCGGCGGTCTTGCGGCGCTTGCGGGTGGACTCGCCCTTGCGTTTGGGCCGACCGCTGCGGCAATCGCTCTCGTGGTAGGCGGCCTTGCGATGTTAGTCGTCGGGATCAAAGATGTGATCGAAAACGGCTTTACGCTGGAAAACACACTGACCATCATCGCTGGACTGCTTGCCGCCGGCATCGGGATCAGCATCCTGACGGGCAGCTGGATTCCGCTGCTGATCGCCGCAATTGCATCGATCCTTGTTGCACTTGTCTCCTTTACAGGGCACAGCGAGGAGCTGATCAACGGGCTGAAAGATGTTGTTGGGGGCTTCGGGAAGTTCTTCAAGGGCGTATTTACCGGCGATATGAAGCTTGCCGCAGAGGGCGCAAAGCAGATCTGGAACGGCTTGAAACAGACGTGGAATGCGATTGTAAATTCTATCAAGGATGCATGGAATGCATTTGTTGAATGGTTGCGCAGCAAAAACCCGGCGCTTGCGAACATCTTTGAAACGATTGGCAAATTGTTCGGAGATCAGTACGAGGCGTGGAAGAAAATCCTTAGCGGGCTTATCACGTTTATTTCCGGCGTGTTTACCGGAGACTGGAAAAAAGCCTGGAATGGCGTCCTTGACATTCTGAAAGGTGTCTGGAATCTCGTAATCGGCACAATAGAGGGCGGAATTAACTTCATCATCGACGGCATCAACCTACTGCTTTCGGCGCTGAATAAAATTCATTTCGAGATTCCGGATGGTGTACCGCTGGTTGGCGGGAAAACCATTGGAATCAACATTCCGCCAGTGTCGCGCGTCCAGCTCCCCCGTCTCGCCTCCGGCGCGGTCATTCCCCCAAACCGGGAATTTATGGCCGTTCTTGGCGACCAAAAGAGCGGGACGAACATCGAGACGCCGCTTTCCACGATGGTGCAGGCCTTCAAACAGGCCATGAACGAGACCGGCGGCGCGGGAGGACGGCAGATGACCGTCATCCTCCAGCTTGACCGCCGGGAGCTGGGCCGTGCGATCTATCAGCTGAACAACGAAGAGACGCAGCGCGTCGGCGTGAAGCTTGCGGGGGTGAAGACATGAGAAGCGCACTGAGCCTTGATGGCAAGGCGTATTACAATCTGCACATCGTAAGCTGCAAGCGGTCGTTCTCCGTCCTAGACGGCGACAATGCCGGGCGCGTTATGACCGGCGCGATGACCCGTGATATTATCGGCACGTATTACAACTACAGCCTTGAAATTGATCCTGTATCGTCAGACCCGGAGGAATACGATGATTTTTATGAGAGCATTTCTGCCCCGGTCGACAGCCACGTGCTGACCGTCCCATATGCGCAGGGGACTATGACCTTTGACGCCTATGTAGCAAACGGCGACGATGAGCTCGCCGGGAGCTACGACGGGCGCAATGATTGGGGCAATCTGACGATCAATTTTGTCGCCATGAAGCCCAAGAGGACGCCGGTATGAGTGTACGCGTGATCTATGAGGACGTAGCGGTAGGCGCAGCAGCGGCGGCAAGCGTTGCAAGCACCGCTGCGCAGCCCTTCTCCGACCTTCCGGAACTGCCGTATGGCACAGAGTCGGTGATTGTCGCAACAAACGAGCTGAACCAGTGGGTGCTGGACGGCTCCCGCCCGATCCTCACGACCGAGCGGGCGGCCTTCTGGTCTGCTGAGCCGAGCAAAGCGGACTGCACCTTCGACGCAAACCCGACGCTGACCATCACGCTGGACGGCACGTTCGCAAGCTCCGGCATTTACCTCTATTTTGACGGTGGCACCGGCGACTATTGCAGCGCCCTGACCATGACGTGGTACAACGGCGAGACAACCGTCGCATCGCAGGACTTCACGCCGGACGGCCAGAAGTATTTCTGCGCAAAGCCTGTCTCCGGATACAACAAACTCGTGATCGAGCTGAAAAAGACGAGCCTGCCGTACCGGTACGCGAAACTCAGACAGATCTTCTTCGGCATCGTCCGGGAATTCGAGCGGGAGGACCTGCGCAGCGTCAGCGTCACCGAGGGCGTCAGCGTGATTTCTGACGACGTGGAGATCAACACACTGGATTTCACGCTCGACAACTCGGATGATATAAACTTCATTTTTCAGGAGAAGCAGCCCGTAAGCGCCTACGACGGCGCAAAGCTGATCGGCGTCTTTTACATCAAGAGCTCGTCCCGGTCGAGCGACCGGCTATATGACATTTCTTGTCAGGATGCGCTCGGCATTCTGGACGACGAACCGTTTTCTGCATCGATCTACAACGAGAAAAACGCGAAAGAGCTGATAAGCTCGATCCTTGGCAGTCACTTCACGCTGGATTTCGACGCGACGCTGGAGGACGAGACTGTAACCGGCTATATACCGGACTGTACCAAGCGCGAGGCCTTGCAACAGATCGTTTTTGCGCTTCGCGCGACCATTGACACAAGCGCGTCGCGCGGCGTGCGCGTCCGGAGGCTCACAGCGGCCTCTCCTGCCACGATCCCACTTGACCGGACATACACGGGCGGCAGCGTTGAAACGGCGGCAGCGGTCACGGAGATCCGCGTGACGGCACACAACTATTCGACGTCCGGAAGCGGAGAGAGCGTGGAGGTCGGCGGTACGACCTACTATCACACGACGTCGGTCACGTCCAAGACCAATCCGAACGCCACCACGCAGACCAAGCCGAACGTCATCGAGGTGCGCGACGCTACGCTGGTCAACAGCGACAACGTTGCCGCCGTCGCGCAGCACGTCTTTGACTACTATATGCGCCGTCAGACGCACAGTGTCAAAATTATCGTGGACAAGGAAGCCCCGGGCGATTACGTGCAGACCACAACGCCGTGGGGCACGAAGATCACCGGCACGATCACCAGTATGGACATTCGCCTCAGCGGAATCGCGGCGGCAGAATGCAAGATTATCGGCACATAGAACGGAGGTGCGGCATTTGGTACAGGGAGATTCGTATAACCTTAGTGTTACCATCAAGAATAAAGGGCAGCCGCTGGACGTTGCAAGCGTTGAAAAGGTGGAAATTTCTCTGCTTTATCTGCAAAAGAGCTATCCGGGAGAGATCGGATACGAGGACGGAAAGTTTCTGTTTCCCCTCACCCAGCAGGAGACCTTTCGGCTCCCGAAGCTCTGCCAGATGCAGGTGCGCGTGAAATTCAAGAGCGGTGACGTGATTGGCTCGGAGATCAAGCAGATCGACGTTGCGCACGCGCTTTCAAAGGCGGTGTTGTGATGGGCGGCATTGAATTTGAACTCAAGAACCGCGACCCGATCGACGTTTCCTTTAACGTTTCCGTGCGTGCTGGCGGCGGCTCCGGCGGCGGAGGCATTGCATCCGCGCAGATCGACGAGATCCGCGTGCTGACAAAATCGGACTATGACGCGCTGGACGAAAAGGACGCGCGGACGCTGTATCTGGTGGAGGGCTGACATGCTGGCACTTGGAATCAAACGCATTCTGGAGCTGTTCATCGGCTCCATGGGAATCAAATCCGCCCACCTGGGCACGAAAACCATCTACGAAAGGCCGGGCGGCTTTTTGTACATTGAACTCAAAAGTGAAGAAAGGGGTTAAATCCGAATGGCAAGCTTTTTTAATTTAACACTCGATACGCTGGCACCTGCCGGTCTATCGATCATCCTGAATGACGGCGCACAGTACGCGACCAGCGCGACCGTCACCGCGAAGATCTCCGTCACAGACGCGGCGACGACCGGCTACCAGATGAAGATCTGGGGCACAAAGGCGGCGAAAACGGAGGCGGCTGCGTCGTGGGAGACATACGCGGCCACAAAATCCATTACGCTCCCGGACGGCGACGGCCTGAAGACGATCTATGTAAAGGTGCGCGACGACGTCGGCAACGAATCGGCTGCGGCCAGCGACTCCATCACGCTCAACACCTCGATCCCCGCCGTGACCATCACCGGCCCCGACAAGAGCCGCATTTCCAAGGTCACGGGCTACGACGCAGCGGCGTTCTCATTCGTCTGCGATGTGGACTTTGAGGAATACACCGTCCGCGTCGTCCCGGCGACGAGCAGCCTGCACACGGCAGGCACGCAGATCCCGACGACTGGCGGCTCTACGAACGTCAGCGGCACGGAGGGCGGCTACAAGAAGAACACCGCCATCAACGTCACCATCAAGGGCGCAGACCTCGAAACAGCGTCTTCCGGCGACGGCGTGAAGATCGTGAAGGTCTTCGTCAAGAACGCCGCCGGGACGTGGAGCGCAGCCTAATGGCCGCGCCGGAGTTGACCTTCTCCATCACCGGAAACAAGATATCGGCAGTCTCGGGATTCGACTCGATCACCGTCACATTCTCGTCGGACATCGCCTATACGGCTTTTGAGTGCCGCGCGACGAAGTCCGGCGAGGATTGGGGCCGCGGGAAGGGCGCTTTGATCGCGTCCTTCTCACAGACCCCGGCGGGTACGAAGCGCACCTTTGAGGTCTACGACGATTTTCTGATGTCCGGAGACGGAGAATACCGCATTTCGTTGTTCGCGCAGAGCGCGGACGGCAGCTGGAACGACAATTACGGATTTATCCCGCTTGGTCAGCCGCAGCCGCTGAAAACGGCAGACGGCGAGGATTTTCTGTGCATGAAGGAGTGATCACATGGCGTACAACAGCCAGTACACCGGCGCGCAGATCGACGAGGCCATCGGCGACGTGCACGGAAACAAAGCCGCATGGAGCGGCAAGCAGGACGTCCTTCTCGCCTCCGGTGCTTCCGTCGGGGACCTGATCAAGGTCAAGGCGGTGGACGCCAGCGGGAAGCCGACAGCGTGGACGGTGGCCGTCGCAGGCACGGACTACCTCAAAGCCGCCCCTGTAACATCGATCAACGGCAAGACCGGAGCTGTCACGGTTCGCGAAGTGCCGTCTGTCACGGCTTCTGACAACGGCAAATTTCTGCGGGTCGTAAGCGGTGCGTGGGCGGCTGTGACGATTTCTGATGCGAATGGAGGTAGCTTCTGATGGCGGAATATCTGACGAATACGGCTGACCTGACGGCGGTCGCCGACGCGATCCGCGCGAAGGGTGGCACGTCTGCGCAGCTGGTGTACCCGGCAGGATTCGTGTCGGCCATTCAGGCAATCCAGACCGGCATAGCCCCGCAACTGGTCGTAACGGTATCCGCCGGTGCGACGGTCACAGCGACGAACGGCTCCAAAACGATCAGCGGAACATCTGACAGTACCGGAGTTTGTACGCTTATCGTTCCGGAGATCGGCACATGGAGCGTATCCGCGACGCTGGACGGGAAAACATCTGACACAAAATCCGTATCTATCACGGACAGCTATGCGGTGTCGCTTAATTTTGTAGACCCGTTACTGAATAACAATACTTGGGAAACAATAAAAAATATATCCGACGCGGGACAAGGCGCGAACTATTGGAGCATCGGGGACAGAAAAGCTGTAACACTAGATGGAACGGTAGGGGCCCTGACGCTCTCTAATTACACAACGTATGCTTTCATTATCGGATTCAACCATAATGCGAGCGTTGAGGGCGCAAACCGCATCCATTTCCAACTCGCAAAAACCGCCCTATCCGGAGGTACGGACGTTGCGCTATGCGACAGCTATTACAGCAGTTACAAAAATACCGGTGTCGGATTCGTCATGAATACCGGAAGCTCAAACTTGGGCGGTTGGGCATCGTCAAATATGCGAACAGGAACTTGCGGTACAAGCCTATCAAGCTACTCTAGTACGATCATTGCGGCCATCCCGGCAGCGCTCAGAGCCGTGCTGAAATCCGTGACGAAGTACACGGACAACACCGGCGGCGGAAATCCATCGGCGAACAACGTAACAGCGACGACGGATTACTTTTTCCTCCTCTCCGAGCTTGAGGTTTTCGGGAGTATTTCGAGGGCAAACCCGAACGAGGCGAGCAAGCAAGCGCAGTACGCCTATTATTCCGCCGGGAACAGCAAAATCAAGTACAAGCACAACGGAACGGCGGCAGCCGCTATTTGGTGGCTCCGTTCTCCGTCTACGATCTCCTCCAACGTTTTCGTGGATGTGACCACCGGCGGGACAGTCGACATCAACATCGCGTACTATTCCCTCGGCTTCGCGCCCGGCTTTTGCGTATGAGGGAAAAGCGCATGGAGTATATCGTGTATAAGCGGTTCCGTGGGCATGGCATCGATGGAGAATTTAATCTCCGGTACGGAACTGCGGTATCGGAGATCGAAGGATTCCTGTTTGCAGCGGACGGCAGGCGGATATGCGCTGTTTCCAGTGAAAACGGATGGGAGCATTTCAGGCAGAATACACCTGAGGGCGCGATGCGGCAGGAAATGCTTGAACGCCTCTATCGCTGGTATGAAAAAAACGGCTGCGGTGAAGACTTCACGGATGAAAAATGGCCGGGGCAGGAAAACGGGTATTGGAAAAATCGGCTGCGAACCGCAAGCACAAGTCGGCTGAAACAAATATACGCGGAAAAGATCGGAGGGGAAGCATGTATATCATAACAAGCGAAGGGGCGTTCGCCGGATACGCAGACAGAGTTATCCCAATCAAGCTGCATCTAAACGGATGCTATGTCCCGTGCGGGGAGAACGAAGCAGAGGGATTCTGCGCACAAAAGGCCGTCACGCGGACGGATGAGGAAGGAAACGAATACAGAACACTGACCGATACAGTGTACCGGACGAAGGGACACACAATGAAAGGAACGGAGCCGGTCGGAAGCTACGAGCAGCATGGCGCAGCCGTCCCGCTGACCGAGGCGGAAGCCGCGCTTGCAGAACTGGAGGCAGTCTATGACGCAGGATAAATTGGAAAAACTCAAAACCGCCATCAAGGACGGAAAGCTGGTGCAGGCCGCAGGCGGCATCAACAGCACCACCATCCAGTCGGACAAGCTGGGCTACGACTGGCGCAACATCTACGTCAACGACATTCTCGTCCGGCAGGAGTACATCGAGCAGACCGTGAAGTTCGGCACGGCGGACAATCCCATTGCGTGGGAGGCTGGGATGGCGCTCATCCAGAACGCCTACTACACGCACAACGGCGAGATCAAGGTCTGGATGGGCACGGCAGGCGCGACGGCAAAGTGGACGGATGCGGCCTTCGTGCCGATCTGATAACGCAGAAGGGAGAAACCATGGACACCAAAACCATCATCGTCACCCTCGTCACCGACCGGACGCAGGCGGACGTGGAGCGGGTGCGGGAGCTGGCGGCGAAGGGCTTTGCTGACATGACTGCCGACGAGCAGGCGGAATGGATGGCCGGGATGAAGGGCGCGTACAACGCTTCCGATCTGAACCGCGTAGGAACGGCCCTGAACTATCTGGCGGGCCGTCTCGGCTCGATCTGCGGGAAGAGCATTACGTGGACGGCAAAAACCGATTGGGCCGTCACGGACATTATAACGGCCTCGCAGGCAGAGACGTACCGGCAGCAGATACAGGACATCCGCGACGCGCTTGCGTATCCTGCCGGGACGCCGGACGCACCGCAGCTGGCGCGCCTGACCTACACCGGCGCGAATGACATCGAGCGCATCCTGAAACTCTGCGAAGAGCTAATCGTCAACGTTGCAAAATCTTTTCGCCACACCGGCGCGGCGGAGTGCGCCGCAGGAGGATTACTCACATGAAAGATAGGCAGCCAACACAGGTTTTATCGAACGGCGCGATCCGCTACGGCGTCTATAACGCCGACGGCACGCTCAACCACTACGAATACCTCAAGCGCGAGGACGCGCCCACCGTCGAGGGAACGCCTCTCAACAAGGCGAATCTCCTGTCCGATACCACTGCCGCGAAGATCTGGCCCGGCTCGAAGAAGCCGGACGACCCGACCGTGAACGACGCGCTCGGCAAGCTTTCGGAGGGTACGGCCAAAGTCGGCGACATCGCTATCACCGCCCGCACAGACCTCTCCGACGCATGGCTCCCGTGCGACGGGCGCACTGTATCGCAGGAACAGTATCCAAAATTGTTTTCTGTGCTCAGAAGCTCTGCCGCGCCGCTTCCGTGGGCGTTGAAGACATCGAATATTCAACCTGTAGCTGTGTGGTATCTGAATGGGGAATGGGTCGGCCTGTACGGCAGAAAGTTCTGGACGTCGCCCGATTTGGAGACGTGGACGCAGCAGACAGATATGCCGACCGGACTCTTGCTGATATCGGATGTGCAGTATGCAAACGGCACTTATTACGCTGTTTTTTCCGGAGACTCCACAGAGTTAAACGGAGTGTACACAACGCGTAGCCTTGATACGCCGTTTGCGCTATATGCAAGCGGCAGCCTGCCTGGAAGCTCTGGACTGAAGATGTTTATTACGCCAAACGTTCTGTATATCTACGTAGTAAGAGGCGAATACGGAGCCTATAACAATTACACGGGAAGACAAGTAAGTGCCAGCTACGTAAACCAAACAACAAAGGAAATAGTAAGCATCCCAGATTTTATCAGCGGAATTGTATTTTACGCCGAAGAAAAGGACTGCTTTTACAAGCTGAACTGTAGCACCAGCGACATACTGGAGACTTCAAAGGCAAAAACCCTGATCAACCCGACGTGGGAGGCAGTCAGCAGCGTAAACATCAAAGAATTAACTCCGTCCTTCAACCAGCCGTCGACGTACACCTATCACGCCCTGATGTCAGCTTACCATTGTGGGGCAAATATAATTGCTTTTTTTGCACTGGTGAACGCTGCTTTCTCTGGTGCGGGAACCACGATGTATAGCGGATATATGGTATACAGGTATTCTGCGGACTACGGTGCAACGTGGGAAAACGGGAAGGTAGTTTCCTACAAAACCGATAGCTACTCGCTCGACAACTATACGAACGGCAAATACGAAAACGGGCTTTTGGTGCTTTCAGAAACCGCAAGCGAATCTGAAAGTGCTGATCGAGCGGAAAAGATCATTGCGATCAGCGCTCCAGCATCCGGCCCGGTATATGGAGACGTACTGGGGAGCAGCGTCGACAGTATTGCACTATCGCCGGACGGGGAGGCGGCATACATATCATCGAATGGGCTGGCGTACTGCAATTATAGCGCGGCTGGAAAAGAAATCCCTACCATCGGGACGGACACAAGAAGCAATGCCTACATCAAGGCGCTGGAGGAATAGCCATGCGGGATAGAAACGGCACAAACGATCTCGCAAACGGGGCCGTCCGCTACGGGGTGTATGACGCGGCGGGAAGCCTTCTGCGGTATGAATGGCTTCGCCCGGAGGACGAGCCGCTGGAGGCCGGGACGCCGCTCACAGCCGGAAATCTTCTGACGGCACAGATCGCCGAAAAGATCTGGAGAGCGGGCGACGCGCCAACAGACCCGATGGTAAATGAGGCATTCGGGAAGCTGTCGGAGCCAAATTATCACGTCGGCGATATCCTCACGACCGTCCGCGTCCTCTCCGCCCCGTGGCACGCGTGCGATGGCTCAACCTTCGATCAGACTGCATACCCGGCCCTCTACGCAGCCCTCGGCGGCACGACGCTGCCGACGATCAGCTATTCCAGCGATACCACCACCTACATCAAAATGGCGGACGATTAGCCCGGCAAATAAAAGAGAAAGGTACAGAAAAATGGACACCAAAACCATCATCGTCACCCTCGCCTGCGCCGCGCTTGGCTCATCCGCGCTGACGGCGGTAGTCAATGCCATCGTCAGCGCGGTTCAGAAAAAGCGCGGCAAGGCCACATCGCAGGATACGCACCTAGCCGAGATCGACAAAAAGCTCGGGAAAATGCAGGAGCATCAGGACGAGCAGTATCTGGCGATCCTCCGCCTTACGATCATGAGCGAGGAAATGCCAATGGCCGAGCGCCTGATCGCCGGAGAGAAGTATAAAAAGATGGGCGGGAACGGCGACGTAAAAAAGTTTTTGCACCAGCTGGAGGCGCAATGCGGGCATAGCAGTGTGCAATAAATTGGGAGGCAGATATGCGGGTAAAAGGCAAGTGGAGCAAGGGCGAAATGGCGCGAACCATTGTTGTATATCTGCTCCAGCTCATCACGACGGTAATTGTCTGGGCCTGCGCTCTGAAAACCG